TATACCATCACTAATACCCTTTATGAACTCAATATTACCGATAATATCAGTCATTAGCGATTCAGTTATTGGACTTTCAGCGTCATATCTAGACGCAGCAATATTTACATAAGCCATAATTTAAACTATAATATAAGGACGTTCATTTGGTGGGAATCCGGGGTTTCCATCCCCCCTATCATCATGCGCAATAAAAGCATATTTTGATTTTTGGTCTACTGTTGCGCTTCCATAATCAGGCATTGAATCAGGGGTAATTAAACCATAAATACTTGGTTCTGAGCCATCATAAATACCCCCGATCGCTTGGAAGACGTACTCGTAACTGGGTGAGTCGTTCTTGAACTTTTCCGAAACCTGAAGGACTCTATAGTTCCTAGTCACTGGAGCACCGAAACGATCCTGAACCTGTCGAGTTATCAATGAAACTCTACTACCTGTCCAAGCGTCATCGTCCTTTGAGTCTAGAGTTCCGCTTATTATAAACTTTGTGTCTCGATAGTTATTTACATATCGGTTTGATATTTCACTAGCAATAGCATCATTCGCAAGACTCAACCAACGAGAGAACACTTTCTTAATCCTTTGCTGTCCGTACTCGTCACTGGTTTCAGCATCCAAGTCAGCGCTAACTTTAACAACTGAGAAGTTCTTGGCCTCATCCATCTCTAAGACTGGACTCCTTAAACCATAGTGCAGCCAGAATTGCGAAACCCTGCTCTTGTCATCTCTTGCAACCGATACAGAATTGGCTGCTAAATGTGAGTCATCATCGAAAGGTCCGTAGTCGTTAGCACGTCTGATAATAGAATCCATCTTTACCTTCTGTGCTCGCTCATCCCACCAAATCAAAATCGTATGCTGAGATATTTCCTCAAGTAGTTCTTTAACTCCTGTCGGTTCAGTTATCAAAGCCGTAAAGGTATAACTTTGAAGACCAAAATCAATCACCTCTTGCCAACCTGCCGTATCTAAATACGACGAGCTTATACCTGCAACTGTACCGAGTAAATGATTGACAATATCATCAACCTCAACACCGTCATAAAAATAGCAATGCTGAACGGTCGCGTCTTGGTCATGAGTATCCGCATCGACCGAACCTGAATACTCAGCCGGTATCGTCGCCCTTGTCGCTGTTAGGGTGTAGTTTCCAGACGTTCCTGTTAAATTAGTGATAAGCATCACCTCGTCATCAATACGAACATAACATTGTGATGCCCCTACATTATCCGCGTCGTCGTAGGCGTCTTTTATGTCGTCATTTGGGTCTGTGATATCAAAGCTCGTAGCCACTGCCGTTACATCTGCATCAAGAGTTGCCTGTGATTGTGTTGGAAGGTTAGCCTTCTCTCGGTCTGCAAACTTCAGAATATCTTTTGCTACTATCGTCACCTTGCCATTATCAGACGGTCCTGTGATGGTATCTAAGAAGTAAGTTCTGGTTACAAAGTTATTAGCGTTGTAGGTTCCATCGTCAGCTAAATATCCAGTCTTTACCCGAACTTCATTATTCTCATAGAATGGCCATCGGTTAATCATCTTACCCCAGAACGAGCCTTGAGAGTCAGCGTCATAGGTCCTGTTTGCTATATAATTATCAAAGCCCACATCTGTCCAAGGATGATCGGTTAAGCTTATCGAAACCTTTGAACGAACACCTAACCCCTTGCTTGGCGTCAATACAGTTGGAGCTGTAGATACTCCAGTAATAGTCGGGAAGGTTGGCGGGTCACCTGCCGTCTGAATGCCATCGATGCGAACAGAGCTAAACCTAACCGTCTTAGTGGATGCCGCAAAGTTACCTTGATCTTGGCATGTAGAGAACGAGTTGAAACACTCAGTTCCTGAAGCGCCTGAAGCAGAGCAATCCCCTACCCCATAAGTCAACGAACAAGCATTGAAGTCGATCTCGACAATAATCACAGGCTCTTTGCCCATCAATACTTTTTGATCGTCGTATGCCATTAAATAGCGTTCTCGTCAGCGACAAGGAAACGGACAGGGACATCAACCGATAATAGTCCGTTCTGCGTGTGACTTGGTGCTTTAATCCCCTGAGAGAATGCCCAAGCTACTTCACCGTAACAAGTGGATCCATTCGGACAACTCTCATTGTAATCTCTAGGATTCCAAGCATAAATGAAAGGATACCGCGCCATGTGTTGACTGAATGGCTCCCAAGTAGAGCGAACCCAAGCGGCTGAAAGATGGTCTAGTTGGATCTTGCCTTTCCTCTCTAGCCGTTTAATAGATCGACCTAAAAGACTGCCATTCTGTGAGATGGTGTTTGTAACTTGAATGCCCTGATAGAAATTAGGATTTGTCGCACTAGCCCATTGACCACGCTCGGCAGTCATTATCTCACCGACAACTAATTGACGAATCAGAAGCGATCCTGTACCAACAGATACAGCGAGCCTAATCTTTCGACCTGCCAAAACAGTTACAGCCGAAGTTGCAGCAAAAACAAGCTTGCCACCTGCCGGATTTATACTTGACAAAGAACTAAAAACAGAAGGGGCACTCTCATATTGAAGCGTGATAGTCTCGGCTCCTGTTCCTGTAAAATTAGCAACGTAAGCAGAGAAACCATCTATATCGGTATCTACCGCCATGGTGAAGTCAAGGTTTCCAGTATCGGCTTGGAAGTAGCTAAAATCGCGCCAGTCTATTGCATTAGCAGGAGGTGAACCGCTTACAGTCGTTCCAGACCAAGTCGGAGTTATTCCGCGCAACACGTTCGAATATAAAAATTTAGGAAGTAAGCTCATCGTACCATCACCGCGTTAAGTTTAACCCCGTCGTCTGTCGCCTCGTTTATCTGACCAATTAAACCTCGAAGTTGGTCACCGCTGAAACTGTCGCCTTGTAGGGTTATGTCGAAGTTTGTTGTTTGGACTACTTCTTGACCTCCACCCTCGGCTGATCCAGCATCGGGAACAGATGGACCAGCACCTCCACCGCCTCCACCGCCTCCCCTGAATTGTGTGCTTTGAATTTGCTGAACTTGTTGGGCTCCATAAGCAATCGCTGAAGCAGCGGCAGCAGCACCGAGAGCAGGACCGACATAAGGTATTGAAGCCATTGCAGAGTAAGCGTCCATTGCAGCCTTTGGAGTTGTTGCAATAACCTCTGCGATCCTAGCGGCTTTTCCAATCTCAAACATCTTCCTACTTTCAGAGTTCATGAGTTTGCCCATCTTCCCAAAAGTGCTTCCCATGATGTCTAGCTTGCCTTTCCACCCAGACTCCCACAACATCTTATTGTATTCTTGGTTATATTCCTCAATTTCTCTTAACCTAGCATTAAAATCCTGTTGCTTCTGAATTTCAAGCTCCCGCATAGCATCAGTCTGAGACTGCCCTTCTTCGGTAAGAATCCAAGGCATTCCGGTCATAAGACCGCCGGTTTCATTTTGAGACTCACCCCCCTCGGGCGTGACAACTGTTCCTTGAGCGGTAAGACCTTCATCTTCAAAACTTCCTGATCCAGTCATTAAACCACCAAGACTATTATTGGCAGTTTTTAGGCTCTCTATGTTTTCTCTAGCTTCAATAATCTTCCTGTTTAATTCATCAACTTCAAGCTTTAATAATGATTCTTCTTCTGGGAAAAATGCCTTTGACCAACTATTTTCGAAATCAAATAATGCAGTTTCAGCGTTTATAAGGTCAACTTTTAATAATTTTATTTTATCGTCTTGCTCTTTAATAAGTTCACTAATACTTCTTGAATTAGATTGCTTTTCTTCATCAAATATTTCCCCAACAGCTTCAGCGGCACCATTTGCAACAGTCATAATTGCCTTTATCGCTGGAGAAAGTTTTGATATTAATTTTCCCGCAAGAGCTTCTGTTGATCCTGTTAGTTTCTTAAACTCAATATTTAGGTTCTCAACTTCTTCCATTTCCTTGGAAGACATAACAAGACCTAGTTGTCTAGCTTCCTTTGAATATTTACTTAGTCCATCAGCGCCTTTTTCAAGGAGCGTATTGAGCTGAAACATTGAATCGTTTATCTCATCTGCAACAAAGCGCCTTGTTTCAGAATTTGCTTTAGACATAGCTTCAGCGAAAGCTTCAAACTGCTTATCAACTGGAATCTTAAGCAATTCGCTAGACTTTAGGCCTATTAAATTTAAAACTTCCTCATATCCCGTCGCCCCATTTGCCGCATCTGTTATCTTGACATTCAAATCTTTTAGAGCATCTGCAAATGTTTCTGAATCAACACCGACAGACCTTGCTGCAAAAGATAATTCTTGAAAACGTTCTACGTTAACCCCAACAAGCGAAGCTGTTCTTTTTAAACCTGAAACATCATTGATTTTTTGCATCAATGACACAAATGGGCCTAATGCTGTTTTAGCACCCTGAACAGCTAGTCCAAATTTAGCAAACCCAGCTTGAACGCCTGTAATTGACTTAGTTACTTTCTCAAATGAAGAACTCATTTTTGAAGTTGTTTTCTCAGTCTGATCAACTGATTCTTTAAGGGCCTTAGTTAACCCCTTAATATCACCTAAAATCTCAACTGTTAATTCGTCAACCTTAGCCATTTATAAATTCCTCGGGTGACGCGGTTAAACTCTTCTCAATTCTTTTCTTTCTATTCTCTTCGTGTCTCAACTCAAGCTTGTCAATATATTCTTTACTCATTTTGCTTGGGTCAATATCAGGGGTGTTATCATTGCATTTTACTAGATTATAGTACTCCTTCAATGTGAAGTTCCAAGCATCGGACGGCCTGAAATTATATTCTTTAATCAGGGTGCTTGGGAATTTCCACCAGTTTGAATTTCTGTCTGCGTCTTTTGCGCTAACTCTTTGATTTTCTCCAGATATTCCTCTAAACTTTTTTTTTGCTCATTGGGGCAAGAGGCCCTATGAAGGAATGAGAATGCGTGAAACACAACTTTTGTTACACCATAATCCATCACTTCTGCCCCAATCTGACTAAATGAAGGGCATTTATCAACTGTTCCCTGAAATATATGCTCCCCTTTAATGCCTGCCCATATTGCAGCAGCTACGACCTTCACGTCTGGTTTCCCTTCAAGACATGCTATACCCTCAAAAACACCAATATCAGTTTTGTCTTGAAACTCCATAACTGCCTCAAAGGTGGGCCTGAGAACATACTCAGACTCACCGATTTTTAATTCATAAGAGGCACGGGCAGAATTAGGCAAATGTTACAGTTCCATCATTACTTAGAGTACAGGAAAACGCTTGAGCGTTGTTGTATTCTCCTGTATATTCAAAGCTGTCAATATGCCAGTTACC